GGCTTTGCTGGATGCCCCCAATTTGTTTAGCGTCAAAAATCGTGCGGTTCTTACCTGCCGTAAGATCGGTAATGACGTCGCCGAGACGCATCATCTCTTCGGCGGTGCCGCCCGTCGAGATTTGAATTTTGGTCATCTGCTCTTGGTAGACGCCTGCGGCTTTGGCGGCATTGAAGAAGAATGAGCTAAGGTCCTTACCGACCATGCCCATCTGAAAACTCGCGAGCGCCTTGCCGAAAACTTTGCCAAAAACTAGGCCCGTCTCTTTCGAGGTGGCTTGAAGCGCCTTCATGGCGAGGCCGACTTCGACGGATTTCTCGGCAATTTTGCCGAGTTCCATGCGCCCGTTGCCGTCGAAGAGCAGGCTTACGCCAATGCGCCAGAACGAGTTCACAGGTTGAGCCCGCTCCTAGACTTCATGTAGAACCACAGACGCCGCTCGAACTTTTTGCGGAGGCGCTTCTCATCGCGCTCTAGCGCAATTCCAATCGTACTGCGCTGTGGCAGGCGACCGCTGATCCCCTCTTCGTGAAATACGGCGTACTCTTTATCGTTGAATAGTGATAATTCGTTATTGCCCGTCTCCTCGATAGTCCAGCCTCGGACAAGCTCGCCCGAAGCGAGGAGGGGCTCATTTTCCGTGAAGCCCCCGCGTGCGCGGCGGGCCTTTGTTTGGTCGTCGAGGTCTGCCCAATCGGGATAAGCGCCCGCGCCATCCTGATACTTGCCGTGCATGTTCACGACGGTGTCGCGGAGGTCGTTCATAACGTCGCGCCCTGCGCGCATAACGGGAGAGTCCGGGGCGTTGCTAAAGGAACTTCTGATTACAAGAAGAGCGGCGGCAAATTCTCCAAACGTCATCTTACCGTTCATTGTTTAGACTTCTACCGCCCCTCGTCGCTCTAACCTTGTTCTTTGGCTATGAAGCCCTTGTCCTCGGCATACGATTTCCAGCACCCGACTTGGGGTTCGCCTTCGGGCGTAAACCATTCAAAGGTCCACAAGAACTTATCGCCACTCATCTCGCCACGGATAATGTTCATCGCCTCGACCTCAACTTCGCTCAAGGCCAGGGCTTCGGTCCACGTCGGTCGCGCGATTGCCGCACGAGAGCGAAACGACGTGTCCTCTACTAGTTTTTTACATCGTCCAAATGAGACGCTTGCATTTCACGCATGCGCTCGATGATGAACTCCTGTAGTTTGTCGCCCATGAGCCCCTTTTCGTTGCCTTCACGCGCGGCTTTTTCGAGCGCGGCATACATCTCGGGGTTCGAGAATTTCTGATACGCGCCCATGAACTCGTCGAGCGAGTCGTCCGAGCCGAAGCGTAGCATGATCGACTCGAAATGCTCGACGGTGTTGAGCGAGGGGCGCATGCCGTCGATATTTTTGATGCACAAAAATGCTTGGCCGATGGCGCGAATTTCGCTGTCGGCGAGATGATCGGGGGTAAGGATACGGCGCAGGCGCAGTTTGAGGACGCCCTGGGGCTTGCCGCATACGATAACGGAACCCGTGTCGGTCACGTACTCGAACTCGGTAGCCTCGGCTTCCAGGTGCGGGAGGGCCGTAGATTCGTCGTCGAGCGAGCCGGATTTCTTAACGCGGATGGTAGACAGAAAGCCTCCAAAAACAAAACGGGAGTGTTGCCACTCCCGTTGGGTTTCCTGTCACTCAGACTTTGTGTTAGCGGGTGGGGTCGACGATACCTTGACCGCCAGCGGTCGGAGCCGAATTGTTGGAGAGGAATTGGCGACGGCGGAAGAACGTCTTGAGCGAGTACGGGACGTCGTCGACGCTCTTGAAGTTACCTGCATCCGTGAAGTACACGATGCCGTCCGTGAAGATGAACACGTCGAGCGAGCTATCCGAATTTCGGACCGTGATTTGCATGGACACGTTGATGTCCGTGTTGCCCGCTTCGTAATTCTCTTCGATGAACTGTAGGAGCGCGTCTGCCGTGCCGTTGACGCGGGAGAACGTGATGTCGATTTCGTAGCCCTGATAGAGCGAACGAGCGACAGGGACGCCACCTGCGTTGATCGGTTTCGTACGCACTTCGTGGAATTGCGGTTTGATGTTGACGTCGGTCGTGAGGCCGAACTCCGCGAGTGTGTTTCCGCCTGCGGTAAACACGAGTGAGAGGTCGCGGCCTACATTTTGTTTTGCCATAAACTAGCCTTCCTTTAGCCTAGCGAGCCGAGCGTCGAAGCGGCGACGACGTCTACCGTCTGACCTGCGGTGAGATTGCAGATAAACTTGTCGACAACCGACAGATAGGACACCACGACTTCGGCAACCAGGATGCCCGCACGGATGCTGGCGGCAGGGTTGTTGGTCGCGTCGCAGGTTACACGGAAATCGTTGATGATACCGTTGGACTTTTGCGGCGCTAAGTAGCCGTTGAGGGCCGCTGAAACTTGCAGGCGAAGCGGGTCATTGTTGCGCGTGGACTGCAGTTTGTTGACGAATTGGCCGAGCGTCTGCCCGCCGAGATTACGAACGATGTCGTTCGTCTTGCGCGCGTAAGGAATTTCGCTCGTCGCGAAATTGCTTGACGTGTTCTTGCCGTGGCGCGTACCGAACGTATTGCCCGATGGAATCGGATTGGTGACGACCATGATGCCAGCGGCTTCGAGATTTGCGAGGTCGGCAGTGGAGTACGGCTGACCGTTGGGATTGATCGTATTTTCCGTGCCGATGATGCCGAACGCAGGACGATTACCCGGCGACTGTTCCGCACTCACGCCGCACGCGATACCCGCAACGAGGCAGGCCGGAGCGACCGTGGCGTTAAGGCCGAGGTAGGAGTCGAGGTACGTGACGAAGTCTTTCGTCACGACGAAGTACGGGTCGTCGAGGCCCGCGCCGAGTTTGGCCTGAATGGCGGATGCCACCGAAAGCCCGGTCGGAATCGAACCGTAGCCGACCGCTTTTTCGCTACGCGCGAACGCGGCGACGGTCGTCCAGCAAGTCGCGTCCGCGATACCTGCGAGCCACACGGCGTCGAGATTCTGCGAACGGAGCGCGTACATTCCGGTACGCAGGCCCGAAGCGCCGTCGACGCCGACAGCCATAGCCGTCGTGATGCCCGCGCCGTCCGTGCCGCCTGCGAAAACGCCCGCAGAGCCAGCCGTAGCCGGAGCGAGGAGCGATGGCGTGGCGGAAAGAGCGGCGACGACAGATTTTGAACCGGACGTGGTGCTGTTGACTGCCGCCACGAGAGCGGCCCACGGAGCGACGCCCGTGAGCGGCACGATACGATCAAACACTTCGGGGACGAACTGCCCGAGTTGCATCGAAAGTTTGTAGGTCGGCACCGCAACGGTCGAGTTCGACCCTGCGGAGAGCGTGTATTTGAGCGTGTTACCGAACGAGCCCGTGTAGAGCGCGGTGAGCACCAACGCGGCACCCGGGGTCGCGGCGCTGTCGCGAACCGTTGCGGTCGCGGCGAGGTCCGTACCGTCCGTTACGCGGACGCCCACGACCGAGCCGATGGGTAACTGTTTGAGGAAGAGCGAGCCTTCTTGCACAATGTCGAAGCCCGAGCCAATAGGCGGGCCGAACGCGCGGAAAAGAGCTTGCGGATTGCTTGCGGAAATCGGCTGATTCTTCGGGCCCCACGACCCTGCGCCCGAGACGCCGCCGTTGAAGGCGCTACCGCCGCCGCCGAAAATTGCTTGTGGCTGACGAACACTTATGTAGACATCGTCTAAGAGTAGTGACGACGCCGAAATGCCGCCATAAATTACTTGCGGAATGGTACACCCCCGAACTAAAACTCGTTGATGTTAAGTTCCTTGCGCCGCAGGTCCAGACTTTTAGCTAGAGCGAGCTATTTAAGTAGCGTCGTGCTCCGCGTGGTGGGACCGACTCGTACTAGGCAAAGAGCCGCGCGGTCGCCCCACAACTTTGTGCTCCTCGACGGCGTCGCTTTCTTCCACCTCGATTTTCGCGAGGTAGCCTTTGTCGACCCAAAATTGTTCGGGGAGGTCGTCGAGCATGGCCCCCTTGGCCCAACCGGAGAAGGGGTACAGAACGACGTACTTGGTAACGGTCATATAGGCGGATTCACCTTTAGGGCGAGGTCGGTAGTTTGGACGGTCGTAACTTCGTACGTGGTCGTCATCGTGGCGTCGACGGAATAGATGAACTCCGTCATAAAAACGCTGTCGAGCATTTGCGAGTCGTTGTCCATGCGGTGCTCGTAGCGAAATAGTGAAATCATGTTATCCGAATGTGTGAGGCGATAGAAGTCGCCGTACAGCAAAAGGAACGTGTCCGACATAACCTGCCGGGTCTGACGCGAGTAGGCCCAAATTTGAACGACGATTTCTTTGACCGAGCGCGAGTGTTCGTACGAGACTTGCTGTGCGATGGCGAGGCCAGGCACGAGCACCGTAGGCGCGATGTCGTTAATGTAGGAGTGGCGGCGCTCTTTGCTCTTGTCGAAAAACAGCGTGATTTGGCACGCATTGTTTTCGAGGCGCTCGGTGATGGGGTACTGCACGGGGTGGCCGCTCGTGATAAGCGTGGGCGGGATGGTGCCTGCGGTTAGCGCGGAGTTGGGATACATGGGCATGATGCTCGGTTGGTAGGGCGCAATCTGCCCGACGAGGTCCCTGCGGAAATCGTCGATGACTTGGTCCCACCCCGAAGGCATGCTTAGGCTCCCGTCGCTAGAACGATGTCGCCAAACACCGCGTAGAGCACCGCGCGTAACTGCTCGGTATGAAAGGGCTTAATCATTTTGTCGTAGCCCTTGATGATGCCCGCCTGCCCCATAGACGTACACAGTACGATGTGGGTTTTCGAGCCTGCGGCCACGAGTTTGTCGGCGCACTCCATACCCGTTAGCCCGAGCATTTGCACGTCGCTTAAAAGTAGGTCGGGCTCCATAGCCATGCAGAGGTCGAACGCCGCGCGCCCGTCCTCGACTTCGCCGATGATTTTGATGGCCGCGATGTTGCGACACACCACGCGCAATTTGTCGCGCATGAGCTTCGCATCGTCGGCGATAACGGTCGTTATACGACCAGGGTTACGCATCGTCCGGTCCATCCTTGAAGTCCTGTGGCGTAGTATTGGGGAACGACGACGCGATAGCGATTACCGAGGGCGTCGGAGATGACGTCATTGGGGCGCACTTCGTAGCCCGGCATTGACGGGAAGTAAAAGTCGTACTCGCCGCGTGCGGCGGCTGAAGGATACTTAACTTCTTGTGGACCGCCGCCGCGTTCACGTAGTTGGAGCCCCATAGGTATAGTTGCCGCCGGGCCCGTCGGTGTTGCGGAGAACAGTCCCCCACTAAGTGTCACGAGCCACTCCGTATTCTTTGTGGTAGACGCAACGCCGCCGTCGCCCAAGAGGGGCTCGGAAAGTTGACTGATCGAGTGAGGTTGCGAGAGCGCGCCCAGGACTTCCGTACGCGCGAACACCGGGGCCATGAGTGGCTGAACGGAGCACAAAACGAAGATGCGTCCGTCAGGCGTGTCGGTGAGCGGCGGGCCCGTCTGCACGAGAATATCGTTCATACGCAAGAGATTCGTGTTGCAGAATCCCGCGTAGAGCATGGGGTAGAGCGCGCGTTGCTCCATAAGCGCCTTGGGGACATTCTTGATGATGCGCGCGGGGTAGTTGGAAATAACCTTGTTATTGGGCGAGATGAGTTGCCCCGTCGACGCGCTGTTGAGACGGTAGACGTCGTAGAGTTCGGCGATAGGTCTAACACCTTGCCCGAGCGCCGTGCGTAGTGCGCGGTCGATAGGGCCGACGTTTGGCACTTATCCGCGAAGCCCCATGTCCATGTTCGTACCAAGCGAGAACCCGAGGAGGACCGACATCTCGCGTACCGTCTGCAAATACATATAGCGACGTTGGCGAAGCTCGGCCTTGCGGAAGATAACCTGACCCGTCGACGACGCGCCTGCCTGGTCGAACGAGAGACGCGCTTCCGCGCCAAAGTACGCAGTCTGCAAGTAATTGCAGATAGGGAGCATGCCCGCGACGGTGACGATGACGCCCGTGCCTGGGTCGGATGCGAGTTGTGGGAACGGGAGCGCGGAGCCGTTGGCCGCGAGTTGAAATCCTGGGCCCGTAATCGTGGCTGTAAAAACTTGACGATCAGCGCGGCGCATGAAGATTTCAGCCGCTTGCGGGTAGCCGCCGAAGTTCGAGTTGACGGGGTACGCTGTGGGTGGAGCCGCCGCCGCCGCGATGACGCCCGTCGACGCATTGTTGACGACAGTTGAGAAATTCACGGCGATGGCCTGTTGGGGCCACGGGCTCGCAACGTCGGACGCTGTGACGGTGTACGTCACGGGTGCGCCGCCGTTGATGATGACGCCTAAGACGTCGCCTACGCTACGAGTAGCGTAGACGAGCATCGAACCGTAAGGAGCGCCAACGATCACGGTTTCTTCGCCTGGCCCGATACCGTTCATGTAGAGTTCGAGTTGCCCTGCGCGTGTCACCGCGCGAAGGCCCGTCGTCTGATTTAGACCAGGCAGGCCCGCGAACGCGATGTTGAGATGACGGCGTATCGCAATCTTCTCGTTTTCGAGCAACATTGTTTAGCCGACCGGGACGTACTTAGCGTTTACCGTTTCGAGGTCGCGCTTCATGCCGAGGTCGGTGAATCGCGTGCCCGCGCGCACGATATACGTGCCGCCTGCGCCGACTGAACTGAGCACGGTGTCGTGGACGATCATCCACTCTTTCGGCTCGATGTCTTGAACTTTTGGCTTCTCGTTTTTGCCTTTGGTGCGCGCGGCCTCGGCCTCGGAGGCTTGGACGGCGGGCGTGTCGCGGGACATGCTGTCGACAATGAAGTCGTTCATTTGTTTAGAGCGTGCGGCGATAGCCATGAGGTCGGTATCCGTGCCGAGTGATTTGCTGTCAGCCATTACGACACGTATCCTGTGAGAGCGCGCAGAGCGATTGCGAGGTTGGGGTCGACGACACGCGCCATACCCTTGAAGAACGTGAGCGTTTGATTTTGGTACGAGAAAGAGAACGACCGCAACGGCGTCACTTTGTTCGGGTCCGTGATCGTCGCGTTGCCGACGTCTTGCGAGCCGCCCGCGAGAGCCGTTGCGATGAAGGCGTACTGCCGCGCTGGCATGCCGGGTCGTGCGCTGTTATCTGCTAAAGCCATGAACTATCCTTATACGACGTAGCCGACGAGGGCTCGTAAGCGAGTGGCGATAATGGGGTCGACGACGCGGGCCATACCGATCGTGAAGTTTAGAACGCCGTTGGACGAGGCGTAGCCAAACGAGCGGAGCGGGGTCACTTTGCTTTGGTCCACGATAAAGACGTTGGGGACATCCTGCGAGCCGCCCGGTAGGGCGATTGCGATGTAAGCGAACGTCTTTGCGGGCCCGCCTGGACGCGGGTGGTAGACTGCCATTTAGGTTCCTCCGAGAATACAAAGGGCGGCGTTTAACGCCGCCCTTATGCAACCTTCGATTAGGGTTTTGCTTACGACGCGGAAGCTACTTCGACGACGACGGCGCTCTTGTAGCGAGCGGTGGTCGCGGTCGGGATAACCGCCGAGGTGATCGTGGCATTGGTCGGGACAACGAAGCCGCCGATGTAGTACCACAGGCTCGACATGACTTGGCCTGCGCGGTCGAGCGGCATACGATTCGTGAACACGATGTCGCCCACGAAGCGGTAGTCCACAACGCCCATGTCGGGGAGCGCGGCGATGGCCGCTTTGGTGCCCTCGAACGGGGACTCTTGAACCCACTTTTCGCCACACACGATGACCCGACGCGAGACGAGCGTGCCGCCGCCTGCGGGGGTGAAGGTGTATGCCGGAAGATTGGTCGTCGGGATGAAGGTCACGCCGAAGTTACGCGAGATGCGTGCGCCCTTGAAGTCCGGGGACTCCATTTGGCCCTGCGACATGATCTGGTATTGCGAGTCGGTGAAGAACTGCGCGTCGACAACCGGGTCGATATAGCACGGGAACGTCCCGTTAGCGAGCGGCGGTTTGATACCATTACGGCGCAAGGCGGCGACCGCGTTGATAATCATTTGCGCGCCCATCGTGTCCGTTGGGGCCATCGCGAAGCGCGACGTTTTACCATTGGGACGAAGGACTTGCTGTGCATCGTTGGCGATGATAACGTCGCCCTTGGCGAACGTGAGCGCCGCAGAGAGCGTGATCGTACCGGATGCGCCGTAGCCGAGACCGTTG